CAACAGTTTATGAAGTTAACAAGGAGGACGCGTAATGAAGATAACTGCATGGAAATTAGTAGCTTATGACGAAGATGGCAATGAGGTTGTTATGGACACTCACGATAATAAAACACATATACCTAATTATGTGGCGAGTGCTATTGACGAGTTTTTAACTGAGGCATTTGAGGAGGACGAAGAGTGAAACAATTTACTGTATACATAAAGCAACACCTAGAACCTGTAACTGTTATGGCAGTCGATCGAGATGACGCAGAGTATCAAGTGCAGAACCATAAGAGTTGGGGTGAACCGATTGATGTAGAGATAACTGCTGAGGAGGACGCGTAATGAGTAGAGAAGAGAGGAAAAAGTATTGGGACAATATACGTAAACAACCTGACAATCACAAAGATGTGGAGGATTGGCTAGACCTATTAGCGGGTAAAGAAGTACCCGACGCCAACCCTTTTAACAAGGAGTACGCCCTTATGGTACGCCAAGCATTTTTAGATTCTAAGGACAAAACTAAGGAGAAAGGTGATGAGTAAAGAAAAGATCGATTATGTAGAGCAAGACATTTATGATTACTTTGGGGCAGATCAAAACATTTGGAACGCTGACCGACATGAGCTACTGGGAATCATTGGGGGTATGAGTGGCATACTAGAACTTATATGGCATGGACACGTAACCCCTGAACGTTCACTCAAAGACTTTAAAGACTGGCTCAAAGAAACGAAAGAACTTGACATGATTGAAGTTGTGGACAATACTGATACTCCCATAAAAAACGGAGAGACGTAATGCCACACCATATTTTTCTCGACATTCGTAGACTACTCATGGACTTTGTTTCTTTGCTAGACAAACATAGTATAGGTAATGAAGAACGGGAAGAGGCTAATCGAATTATTGAAGAGCTTACAGTATTAATGAAAGACGAAAAGTTTGTAGAACATCTTGAGACTGAGATGGAGCAACACGAACATCAACAGTTATCAGACGACATTGCAGATGAGATACTATCTCGTGGGTGTCCGAATGGTAACTGCGATGTGTAAGAGAGAGCAGTATTTATTTTAACTAAACGGAGAACGTGAATGAAAGACAATTCAAGTAGAAATATTTTAGCAATAGTAGTAGTAATAGTAATGGGGGGACTTATCTATATATCGAACCAAGACACACCATTGGTTGAAGAGTACACACCTATAACAGATATTATAGGAGCTGATGAACCGATAGTAGAGGATCTTCCAGTTATAACTGAAGTAGCTCAAGAGCCAAAGCCAGAGTCACTGGCATCAAAGGACAACGGCATTGACCTTGGGGAAGAAACTATTCTTCCTGAAATCGCGGGATATGATAACGTGGCTACTGATGATTTACCATCATTAACACTTGATGGTTCTCATTTAATCGATGTCGATCCTGTTGAACTAATAACAGTCGATGATATGCCGTCACTAGAGTCATAGTGGCAACTCCAGAAAAGAAAGTAAAACAAAAGGTATGTGCCAAGCTTAAACAACTTGGTGCATATTACTTTTACGCCTCGACAGGTGGATACGGGAGTAGTGGAGTACCTGACATTATTGCCTGTTACAAGGGTAAGTTTGTCGCGATCGAGTGCAAGGCTAATGGTAATAAACCAACGGGCTTACAACAGAAACATCTAAGAGAAATAAGTATTCAGAATGGGATCGCGTTAGTAATTGACGAGACAAATATAGACATGCTAGAGTATTTTATCAGAGGAAAACAAGTATTTAACAATGAAGAACGACAAAGTTAATCACCCGTCTCATTACACTCAAGGAAAAGTAGAGTGCATAGACGCAATAGAATCTGCCACTACAAATCTTACAGGCATTGTAGCGGTATGTACTGCCAATGTAATTAAGTACGTGTGGCGATTTGCATTGAAGAATGGTGCAGAGGATTTAGACAAAGCAGATTTTTATTTACAAAAACTAAGACAATTAATAAAGAAAGGTCAGAATGAAACGTAAACATTATACAGATGAGCAAGAACAAGTATTTTTAGATAGAGCGCATAAATATTTAGCAAAAAACCCTAGTACAAGTAGAGGTAGATTAGCTACTTATAGTGGGGTAGGCGTAAGTGTATTAGAACGACTCGAAAATGAGGGCAAGATAACACTGCCACCAAAGCTAACTATACAACAAGCAAGAGCCACAAGCCCTTGGGCTAAAGGTAATAAAATTAATGATAACTAAACTTCAAGGAGAACGAAATGACTGTATGGCCTCAAGAGCATGATGATAAAGAGGAAGAAAAACTACACACTATATCGAAAAGAAACAGTAAAGTGCTAGAGTATTTTTTTAATACTGTTGGTATTGGCGTAGCTATTTTCTTATTTCTTACCTTGCTTGACTGATGGTAATAATAAAAGAAGATAGTAGGCTTGGCCCTGCAGTTTGTTGTAAGTGTGGGGCTGACGCAAAAATTAATGATGGAGGCAAATGGTATTGTGGTATGGAGAGTGAGATGGGGGTATTCAATATCAGAGGCTATTGTATAAAAGAGAGGAAGAAAAAGCTTGAATCTAATAACGATTGACTTTGAAACATTTTACGATGTGGGATTTAGTCTATCTCGAATGACTACCGAAGAGTACATTAATGATGAGCGGTTTCAAGTCATTGGTGTAGCTATAAAAATAGACGAAGGAAAAACAGAATGGCACGCCGGAGAGGAGGCAGTGGCAAAAGCTATTGCTGACATTGATTGGAGTAACGCGATGTTACTTTGCCATAACACTCAGTTTGACGGCGCTATACTCAAATGGAAGTTTAATGCTGAGCCGGTAGGATACTTAGATACCTTATGCATGGCTCGATCTATACATGGCGTAGACGCCGGCGGTTCACTTAAAGCGCTTGCCGAACGTTATGCACTAGGAGAAAAAGGAACGGAAGTCCTAGACGCCAAAGGTAAACGCATAGAAGACTTTCGCGATCACGAGCTACGACAGTACGGCGTGTATTGTAAGAACGATGTGAAACTTACTTACGAGCTATTCAAGAAGTTAGCTATCAAATATCCTCCGAATGAACTAAAACTTATTGACATCACTTTGCGCATGTACATCTTACCGCGACTACAACTTGATACCCACTTGCTTGTGGATAGATTAGAAGATGTAAAGGGTGAGAAACATAAGTTATTACAGACACTTGCAGACAAACTTCAATGTGAAGTAGAAGACGTGCGTAAAAAATTAGCAAGCAATAAACAGTTCGCTAACATCTTAGAACAGTTAAATATTGTAGTGCCTATGAAGACTAGTCCGGCCACCGGCAAAGAAACTTTTGCTTTAGCTAAGGGCGACCAAGGGTTTCTAGCTTTGTGTGAACACTCGAATGCTTTTGTACAAGAGCTTTGCGCAGTAAGACTTGGTACTAAATCTACTATTGAAGAGACTCGCATCGAACGGTTTGTTGGCATAGCTAAACGCAACAAAGGATTACTTCCTATACCGCTTAAGTATTATGGTGCACATACAGGACGATGGGCAGGCTCAGACAAAGTAAACTTTCAGAACTTACCATCACGCGATAAGAAACAAAAGGCATTGAAGAATGCAATCCTACCACCAGACAATCATGTGATTATGAATTGTGACTCTTCGCAGATCGAAGCTCGTATACTAGTCTGGTTTGCCGGACAACACGATGTCCTCGAACAGTTTAGAAAAGGTGAAGACGTGTATTCGGTGTTTGCTTCTAAGGTTTATAACAAGCCTGAAGTAGATAAGACTGAACGAGCCGTAGGTAAGACTTGTATCTTAGGATTAGGATATGGGACTGGTGCGAAGAAACTACGAGACGTGCTAAAGATTAATGCGGGTGTAGAGATGACCGAGATGGCTACACAAAGATTGGTTAATTTATATCGAGAAGTCAATCATGAAGTAGTAAAACTGTGGAGAGAATGTGATCAAGCTCTTAAAGATATAGCGTCTTGGCCTCAAGAAAAGCCTGCCTATTATTTAGGCAAAGTGAAATGTGTATTAGTTACGCCGGAGGGACTACGACTGCCGAACGGATTATACATACGTTACCCCAACTTAGAGTTAAAGAAAGATGGATATACTTATGCATCAAGACGAGGCGAGGTTAGTATATGGGGTGGAGCAGTAGTAGAGAACGTGGTACAAGCATTAGCTCGGATAGTTATTGGCGAACAGATGGTCACCATTAACACTAAATATAGGCCACTACTTACTGTGCATGACGCGGTGGTATGTGTAGCGCCGGAGAAACACGCGCACGAGGCGTTAGGGTTTATTATGCAGACTATGAATAAAGCACCGGAATGGGCAGAGGGATTGCCAGTAACGTGCGAAGGGAACTTCGGTAAAAATTATGGCGAATGCTAATCTTTACTTTGAAATACCTGAACTTTCTGTAACCGCAGATCTTATGTATATTCGAGCGGCGACTGCACCTCAAAGTGCATGGATGGACTACTACAACTTTAAAGCGTTAGAAGTAAAAGATGATTGGGCCATTGATCCTTGGTGGCGAGAACTATATAGAGCGCATCCTTTTAGAGCCGGCATTATAAAGTTGGAGGAGAATACTTATTACGATTGGCATGTAGATACTGATCGCGGAGTAGGGCTAAACTTATTATTAAACAATTGGGATTACAGTCATTGTATGTTTAATCCTACATTGAGACGCGGTAAAACTTTAGAGCATGGCAATGTAACTGATAAATTTATTGAGATGAAGTATGACCCCCACACGTATTACTTATTTAATACTCAAATACCTCATACGGTGTATAATTTTAAGGGTACTCGGTATTTGTTAAGTGTAGATTTTGAAGAGGACAAAACTAAATTAACTTATAAACAACTACTTAAGGAGATGAAACATGAGCGATGGTGGGAAAGGTAGTAAACGGAGACCAACTGATGAACAGAAGTTTGATGAGAACTTTAATAAAATCTTTCGTGAAAAAATAGCCTGGGAAGATGAGATCCAAGAAGAGCGGGACAAGAAAAGATTACAGGAGGAATAGTCATGATCGAGTATGCATTTGTATTAGTTATTAGCACTAACCCTATCATAGATGAGTGGGAATATCAGGGTAACTTTGAGTCGTGTGACATCGCGCATTTGTGGATGACGTTGCATCGACCGGATACGAGAGCGTCTAAATGCTTACTCCAAGAATATATACAACTTCCAGAAACTACTACAATAAAAGTTATAGACATGAAAAACGGAACGATTAAACATGGCGATTGATATTGAGCACGATTTGTATGAAGGGTTATTAACTATGGATGACTTTGATGACTGCATTATAGGGGTAGTCAAAGGCATAGATAATGAAAACAAAGTTTGTTATAGCTATCATAAAGTAGTAGTAAAGCTTATGGCTGAAGACGGAATGACTGAAGAAGATGCAATGGAGCACTTTTATTACAACATGATGGGCGCATACGTAGGAGAAACTACCCCATGTTTTTTATTTACTGAGGATGATTGATGGCAAGATTAAAACAAGTAGAAAGACCAAGAGAGCCCGTACATAAACGCACAAGCCAAGGTGGTAGAGTTGCGAAAACAAGTACAATGAATAAAAGTTTTCGTAATTCGTTTAAAAAATATAGAGGCCAAGGAAGATAGTGGCAGATTTTACGTGGAGTTTTTCTTCGCTAAAAGAATACATTAACTGCCCTAAAAAGTATCAAGAAGTACGGATACTAAAAAATTATTCTTTTGTAGATACTCCTCAAACTATTTACGGTAAAGAAGTGCACGAGGCGTTAGAACTTTATGTACGCGATAATAAACCATTAGCTAAAAACTATTTACGGTTTAAGAAAATGGTGGATACCTTGGTAGCTATACCGGGGGAGAAATATCCGGAGTATAAAA